GCCGCTTCTAGTGACTTTGTAGGGGCTATAGCCGAGCTTATCACCATTTATGAGTCGCTTTTCGTCCGTGGTTGGATTACAATTAACGACGGTCAAAACCCTAATTGGGCTAACATTTTGACGGCAAACGCCGGAACTTGGACAATGATTAACAATACAGCAAATACAGCTTGGATTAACGTAAACGATTATCAAGGATAACTATGCCTAGTACCTATTCCACATCCCTAAAATTAGAACTTATTGGTAACGGCGAACAGGCTGGAGCTTGGGGTACAACGACCAACAACAACCTAGGAACCCTCCTAGAACAGGCTATTACTGGCGTATTGACGCTGCCTCTATATGGTACTGACGTTACCCTTACAAACTATAACGGCCTGTCAGATCAAGCCCGTAATGCGGTTATTATCCTAACAGGTAACTTAACCTCTGCATGTAACGTTATTGCCCCTGCTGGTCAGCAAAAAACCTATATTGTCCGTAACCGTGCAAATGCTGCAGTAACCATTAAAACATCATCTGGTAATGGTATTACTATTTCTAATGCCGCTAGTGAGGTTATTTTTACTGATGGTACAGACTTCTATAGTGCTACCCAATTTAACTACATTAATGGTGATTTAACTGTTACTGGTAACGTAACAGTAGGCGGCACAGTTACTATCGGCGGAGATGTATACGGCAACTCTAATCGTGGTCAATGGTATATCCCAACTGGCAATACAGCGGTTCGTGCTGCTAATGGTACAAGCGGATTATTCCGCTATAACAGCGAATTACAGATCTATGAAGGTTATGGAAATGGCGTATGGTTACGCTTTGTAACAGCTCCAGAAGGTCAATACACTATTGAATACCTAACAGTTGGCGCTGGTGGTGGTGGCGGTGCTGCAAGCAATCCAATGGCTGGTGGTGGCGGTGGCGGTGGTTTAACTACTGGATCATTTACTGCATCTCCGGGTGGTGTATACACGGCAACAGTTGGCGGTGGCGGGGTAACTAATGGCCAAGGTAGTTCTTCTGCGTTGGTAGGTCAAGGTACCGCATTAGGTGGTGGCGCTGGTGGTAATTCAGTTGCAAATGGTGGAACTGGTGCATCAGGCGGTGGTGGTGGATCACGTGCTAGTGGTGGTTCTGGAACATCTGGACAAGGTTATGCTGGTGGTAACGGTGACTACGATTCAGGTGGTGGCGGTGGTGGTAATTCTGCGCTTGGTGGCAGTGCTGGTGACGGTGGTGGCTCTCCAAATCGTTATGGTGGAGCGGGTGGTGCTGGTACATACAACAGTACATCTGGTACTTCCGTAGCATACGGCGGCGGTGGTGGCGGCGGCGGTGTAGACGTTGCTGGTGCTGCTGGTGTCGGCGGCGGTGGTCGTGGTGGACAAAACATTTATAGCGGACAAGGTTCTGGTTTTGCTCCAAATGCCGGAGGTACAAACTTAGGTGGCGGTGGCGGTGGTGGCGTTTTAGGTTATACGGCTGGTGCTAACGGTGGTTCTGGCGTTGTTATTTTGAAGATGTTAACAGTTAATTACTCTGGAACAGTAACCGGAACTCCAACAGTTACAGCCGGAGGATCTTATACTTTCGTTAAGTTTACGGGTTCTGGTACCTACACAGCGTAATATGAGACGCAAGACGATGGGTGCTATGCACTCAAAGACCATGTGGTTCTCTCTTGCAATGGTGATTCTTGGTGTTGTGTACGATAACTTTATGTATCTACAGGATGTCATTAATCCTAAGTACTACGGTTCAATTTTGATTGTGATTGGAATTATTTGTGCAGTTTTACGTTTTTATACAACTTTACCATTGGATGAAAAATGAACAAAATTTTATATTGGTTAGTATTGGTACCCACTAACTTAATCGGTGTTGTTTTAACATTCCCATTAGCATTCATTATTGGCATCTGTTACAACACTCAAATTGGCTGGTGTAACAACGGTACAGTATGGCAATCAGGTCCACGCTTATTCTCATTCCTATCATGGTTCCAAACGCCTGATAACAGCTTAGACGGCGATCAAACCTTTAGGGCAGAGCATAACCCTTGCTGGTGGTCAAAAGTCCAGTGGCTATGGCGTAATCCATTTTATGGGTTCTGCGTTAAGTACTTTGATGGTTCTACAGGAATGTCCTATACGGGCGACTTAAACTGCGATGCAACTCATGCAGGCAGCATTACTGTTACTGGTCATGGATTATGGCAAAGAAATACATACAGATTAATCTTTGGCAAAATGTGGTGTTTTAACTTTGGTTGGAATATTCGTGCGTTGGTTGAACCCGGCTTTATTACTCCGTCACAATGGGTTGACAATACTGCCTATATCAAAAACTACCCAGCAACCTTTGCTTTTACTATTAGAAAGGCATAAATGTTTCCATTGCCAATTACCGGTTGGATCATGATTGCGCTTTCTGTAGCTGCTTTGGGTGGTTTAGGCTACGGCAAGTATGAGTCCGCCAAGTACGATGCCTATGTATCTAAGCAAGAGCTTGCTGCCAAAGAGCAAGAAATGATTAACCAATCTAAAGCTAAAGAAGCTGCACAAGTTAACGAAAAGGTAAAAAATGATTACGAAAATAAACTCGCTCTTATTAAGCGTACTTATGGTGGGATGCGCCTCTCCAGTACCAGTGAAACAAGCCAAGTTTCCGGAGCCTCCAGTGGCACTGATGGCACCCCCGCCGACCCTAAATTTATTGAAAAGTGTGCAATAACTACCCAGCAATTGGTTAGTCTGCAAGCATGGTTAAATGAGCAAATTGGGATCTTTAACGCCAAATGAACAAGAAAGATGTTGCTTTACGAGTTACTTTAATTGCTACTGTTACCTTAGCATTTATTTTGCTTTCTATGGTATTCGTGTTGCTTAGTGGTTTATACAACGACAAAATTGATAATACGGAAGTTTTTAAAGCAGTTACTCCAGCATTCCAAATGATTGTCGGTGCTTTTGTAGGACTAGTGGCTGGCATTAAACTTGGGGAATCTGAAGATGACTAATGATCAATTGTCAGCTTTAGGGATTGACACTAAGTGGCTTAAGCCATTGGAGGATACCTTTGCTAAATACGATATCAACACACCACAGCGTCAAGCAGCGTTTATTGGTCAGTGCGCTCATGAATCTGGTAATTTCAAGACTCTTGAAGAAAACCTTAATTACAGCGCAGAAGGCTTAATGAAGACATGGCCCAGCCGTTTTCCTACAAAAGAAATAGCAGATCAATATGCTCGAAAACCAGCAAAGATTGCTGGCAAGGTATACAACGGCAGACTTGGTAATGCAAACGAAGAAGAAGCTGCTAAATATTTAGGCAGAGGTCTTATCCAGCTTACTGGAAAGGAAAACTATGCAAACTGCGGATCTGGTATTGGTGTGGATCTTCTCAGCAATCCTGATCTGCTTAGTACTCCTGAATATGCGGCTTTAAGTGCAGGCTGGTTTTGGAACAAGAAGGGCTTAAACAGCTTGGCTGATAAGCAGGATTATGTGACAATGACACAAAGAATCAACGGTGGTACTTTGGGGTTAGATGACCGCAAGGCCAAAATTGCTAAAGCATTATCTGTATTAGGGTAAACCCTCATGGCACTCCAAAAAATACAACTTAGACCCGGACTTAATCGTGAAGGTACAGATTATTCCAACGAAGGCGGGTACTATGACGGCGACAAAATTCGATTCCGCTCTGGTTTTCCTGAAAAGATTGGTGGCTGGTCTAGGTTAAGTGCTAACTACTTCTTAGGTATGTGCCGTTCTTTATGGAACTGGGCTACCTTAAATAACAACAACTATGTAGGCGTTGGTACTAACTTAAAGTACTACATTGAGTGGAGCGGTGTCTATAACGACATTACTCCAATTACGACAACCAATAGTTTTTCCAATGTTATTTCTACAGGATTTACTACTTTAGTAGCTAACATTACTTCCAACTCAACAACGTTCCAAATGGCTAATGTGACTTACATGCCAGTTAATAGCGGGCTTGTACAGATTGGTAGCGAGCAGATTTTCTACTCGGCATTAAGTTCTAACGTAGCTACAGGCTTAGTTCGTGGATTTAATAACACAACCGCTGCCTCCCATACTGCAGGATCTAACGTAGCTAGCGCTTATTTATACGTTAATGATAACTCTAACGCCATTAACAATCAGTTTGTCATTCTATCGAACGCTACATCTGTTGGCGGTATTGCTAATACTACAATTAACCATGAGCATGAAGCCGTTAAATATACGACTACTGGTGGATTCTTTATGCTTACATCTACTCAAGATGATAACGTAGCGACAGTAACCTATCCTAATGCTAGCGTTGTAAATGGCGGCGGTAATGTTACCATTCAGTATGAAGTGCCACCCGGCTTAGCGGTATACGTAAACGGTAATGGTTGGGGCGCTGCTCCTTGGGGTTTCTACGGATGGGGTAATGCTGCTCCGCAATCGGTTGGTGAACAGCTTCGTCTATGGACTAATGACAACTATGGTCAAGACTTAATCTTTGCTCCTCGTGGTGGTCCTATTTTCTATTGGGTTGCCAATACAGGATTAAGCGTCAGGGGTCAGTACTTATCAGACCTAGCTAATGTTGCATCTGCTGGATCTGGACAATGGGTTCCTCATGCTGTTAGCGAAATCGTAGCATCAGATATTCAGCGTTTTGTTGTGGCTTATGGCGCTAATTCCTATGATCCAACAAACAACAATACTACATTTGATCCAATGTTGGTACGTTGGTCAGACCAAGAAAATCCTTACCAATGGGTTCCAGCTATTACCAATCAGTCTGGTGAATTTAGACTGTCCCATGGATCGTACATCGTAACGTCTATTAATACCCGCCAAGAAATCTTAGTCTTTACGGATTCAACCATCTATTCACAACAGTACTTAGGGCCTCCTTATATTTGGGGCTTTAATGTATTGATGGATAACATTTCAATCATGTCTCCGAATGGAGTCATTACCGTTAATAACGTTACCTATTGGATGGGTACGGATAAGTTTTTCATGTACTCTGGTCGTGTAGAAACTTTGCCTTGCTCACTGCGCCAATACATCTTTGACGACATTAACAAGGACCAGTCATGGCAGGTATATGCCGGTGGTAATGAAGGTTATAACGAGGTCTGGTGGTTATATTGTTCCAAGAACAGTGACCTTGTAGACCGCTATGTTATTTATAACTACTTAGACCGTGTATGGTATTACGGTACGTTAGTTCGTACGTCTTGGTTAGATTCGTCTATCCGTAATAACCCTATGGCTACAGACGTATTTGGTTATGATTTCTTAGGAAACCCAGAAGGCCGCATTATCTATCACGAAGTTGGTAGTGATGATGCCGCTGGAGCTACAACCCTTCCTATTATTTCATTTGTACAGTCTTCAGATTTTGACATTGGTGATGGTCATAACTTTGGTTATGTATGGCGTATGCTCCCAGACGTGAACTTTAACGGCTCTAACGTAGACCAGCCTAGCGTTACTATGACCCTATTGCCACGCCAAAACAGCGGTACCCAATATGGAGAGGCTGATGTGCCGGGCGTAACTAGCGCTCAGAACTATACCAACGTACCGCAATATACGGTTCAACAGTTTACTGGTCAGGTCTATACCCGCCTCAGAGGACGCCAAATGGCGATGATTATTTCGTCTGATGGATTAGGTGTATCTTGGCAGCTAGGTAGCCCACGTATTGATATTAGACCGGATGGACGTAGATGAGTACTGGTACCACTAAATCTCCTAACTTACCTATTGCGCCGGTTGAATATAGCCAGCAGTATCAGGATCAGCTCAATAACGTTTTACGGCTGTATTTTGCCCAATTGGACAATCCGGGTCCATCATCCATGTCAACCCAGCGGAACATCATTAATGGGCAGACAAAGGTCATTGGGGCGCTTAACTTTAGCCAAGTCAATGCTACTAGCGGAACTAGGGTAGTTAGCATACCAACACAGGTGGATTTAGCCTATCTTAGAATAGGGGATGTCTACATGGATACCTCCAATTCAAACGTTTTGAAAGTCAAGGTATAAATGCTAAAATCCAACAAAATTACAAGGAATTTGTATGGCATCTAATGGAATCACGGACTTAGGAAAGTACGACTTTGTGTCGGGCGGTATGTATCCGGGCAGTCAAATCGACCATAGCACCTATGCAAACCCTACGCAAATGCCATTGGGCGCCCAAGCCGTACAAGCAGACTATGATCCTGAGACAAATCCATTGACTGGTGAACCAGTATCCCGCTTTGCTAAAGGTGGAGATGTTAGTGATGATGATGTTAATTTCAGCGGAATGGCAAGATCAATGGATCAAAAATATGATCCTAGATATATGCCGTTACGTTTAGATGACCGTCCAATGACTCCTGTTCAAGCTGCTATGATGAGATTACAAGCAGAAAAACAACTTGGTGAAGGCAGTGCTAGAGCTGGTATATCTGGTTTAATTGGCGCCATGCCCGGACGACACGGAGTTTCAACATTGCCCGGAGCTTATGATGCAGGTTATAACATTCCAGTAGGACCCGGTAATTTAGATATTAGCGCTTATAGAGCTATGAAAGCTATGCCTAGTGGACAGGTTCCTTATGGAGCAAATGCACGATATTCTATTCCATTTGCAAAGGGCGGTATTGCTAGTATTCCTCGTTATGATGGTGAAGATGATAGCCAAGTACAAGATACGGAACCAACAAAGCCGCCAACAATGGCTGAGTTAGCAGAGCAGTTAAAACTGGCTTATAGAACTAACACTAATTACGATGATCTATATAAACAGTTTGCTGCCACTAAAGAACAAGACCCAACCCAATGGTATAAACATCAACTGGACTTTTTAGGTCAACAACAAGGTTGGCAGATTGGACAAAATCGTAGCGATAGACTGTCTCAATTGGAACCTCAAATTAATTCTGCAATTGAACAGGCTAAGGCTGCAGGGCTTGATGATAAAGAGATTAAATCTATACTAGGTAGCAGCAGTAACGAAGGTCGCAACGCAAACGTACAGCGTATAGCCACTTTATCCGAAACGGGTGGCTCTGGATTTAACTTTCAAAAAGATCTTCAACCCGGATTAGTAGCGCTTGCTTTGGCTACGGCAGCCGCTGCAACAGCACAACCAGAGCTTTTAGGTCTTGGGGAAACCGCCACTGCCGCCGTACCTTTATCAGAGATAACAGGGAGTACATTTGCTGGTCCAGCTTTTGCATTACCAGAAGCAGCGGCCACCACTGCCGGAGGAATTACAGCTCTTGGGGCTGATGCTGGTGGAGCAACAATCGGAGCAGAAGGCGGCGGTGCTACTATTGATGCTGGAACACAGGCTGCTATTAATTCTGCCGCTGCTCCTACTTATAGCTCTACAACTCTTCCATATGGGATTACAAGTGTTGCCCCAGAATTATCATCTACATTAATTCCCGGTGCCGCTGCATTAGAAGCTGGAGCTGGTGCTACCACTGGTGGAATGACAGCAAAAGAGGCTTTATCGGCTTATACAGCACTAAATATGTTGAAGTCCAGCTTAGGCGGAAATCAAGCTGCTACATCTGGTCAAGGTGGTCCCTCTACAACTACAACTACTACACCCCATACAACAACAACTCCAGCCATGTTCAATATGCCAACTACATTAGGTAGCGCATATACGCCATATACATACGCATACAATCCAAGGGACTTTGGTATTAGGGCTTTTGCTCAAGGCGGACCAGCATTTGAGACTGGCGGAATTGCATCACTTGGTTCATACTCTGATGGTGGCCAGCTATTAAAAGGACCCGGAGATGGTATGTCTGATGACATTCCCGCAAATATTGGTCAGGATCAGCCAGCTCGTCTTGCTGATGGAGAATTTGTTATCCCAGCCGACGTAGTATCTCATTTAGGAAATGGATCTACAGATGCTGGAGCGAAGCATTTATATAAGATGATGGATAGGATTCGTCAAGCCCGCACTGGAAACCATAAGCAGGGCAAGAGAATTAATCCAGAGAAGTTTTTACCAAAAGGATAAGAGATGCCATTAACTACACAGGGAATTGATACTTCAAGTCCAGCATCACAAACAACATCTACGGCTACTCCGTCGATTCAGCCATGGGCGCAACCTTACGTTAGCAATTATTTAAATGCTACTCAAAACCTCATTGCTAATCAACAAACTCCCGGACTATTAAACCAGTCTTATGTCGGCGCTGCTAATTTAAGTCTTCCAAGTTACTTTGCAAAAGGTGCTGCATTAGCTCAAGCTGGCGGCGAAGGTTCATTAAGTACCGCCCCTATTGCTCTTCAATATGGTCAGCAAGGCGCTCAATACGGCGCACAAGGTACTAAGTATGGTGAACTAGGTTCAGCCATGGGTATAGCTGCTAGCCGTGCTGGAGATATGTACGCACAGCAAGCTACAGATCCTAATGCTATCAAAGCGTACATGAACCCTTTTGTTCAACAAGCGCTAGCTCCACAGCTTGCCATGTTGAATCAACAACAGCAAATTGCTGCACAAGGAATTCAAGGACAGTCTGCAGGACAAGGTGCCTTTGGTGGTAATCGTGCTACCTTAGCTCAAGGTTTAAATGCTCAGAATGCTGATTTAGCTCGACAACAAGCAATTGGTCAAGGCTATACACAAGCATTCCAACAAGCTCAACAAGCTCAACAGTTTGGCGCTAACTTAGGATTACAGGGTTTACAAGCCGGTATGCAAGGTCAGCAAGTAGGATTGCAAGGTCTTGGTACTGCTATGCAGGGAACTCAAGTTGGCTTACAAGGCGTATCTGGCGCACAAGCTGGATATGGTGGTGCTACTCAAGCCGGTGGTGTATTAGGCAACATTGGCGCACAAGAAGCTCAAGCTAAGTTAGCACAGTTGCAATTACAGAATCAGTTTGGTCAACAGCAACAACTGTGGCCGTATCAGCAACAACAGTTTGCACAAGGCATGCTATCTAACTTGCCAATTGCTAGCACTAGTCAAACAAACCAAGCATATACAGCGCCTCCCAATACACTCGGTACTGCTTTAAATCTTGGTACTACATTGGCAGGTCTTGGCTTATTGTATAAAGCATTCAATAAGGGCGGAAAAGTAAAAGGATATGCTAGAGGCGGCATTGTTAAGAGCGAAGGCTCTAGCTTGGCAGATATTAAACTCCATCAATTATTGGGTTAAGCATGAATATTTCACAGTTATCAGAACAGTTAAAAGACGTTCCACAGAATCGCTTAATAGATTACGCCCGTAATCCTAATAGCGTAGTGCCACAGTTCTTGGCGCTAGCAGAGATTCAGCGCCGTCAACAATTAAGCGCACAGGCTCAGCCTCCTGCATCTACTGTTGCTAATGACGTGTTACAACAAGCAGCTCCTCCACAAATTGATCCAAGAATGTTGCAGGCTGCTGCTATGCAACAAGCTCCACAAGCCGCTCAAATGGCTCAGCAATTACCAGAGAACCAGCCGGGCGTAGCTCAGTTACCTACAGGTATGCCACAAGGTATGGCTGCTGGAGGTATCGTAGCTTTTGCTGGCGGCGGAATGAGCTTAGATGATGACGAAGAAGATGATCGTGAAATGGCTCGTTTGTTTCCACAAGCATCAGCATCTGATCTTCGTGCAATGATTGCAGCGCTTCCAGCAAATATTTCTGGCGGAGTTCGTAGCTTAGCAGATAGAGGAACACAAGCAGTTCAAGCAGTAAAAGAAGGATTGCCAATTGCATATGAAAAGGTTAAAGCAGCCATTCCTCAGTCATATGAAACAGCTAAAGAAGTACAAACAATTGCTACACCACGTGGTAGCCATAAGTATGAAACCGCTGTATTAGAAGAAGCTAAACGTCAAGGCGTTGATCCTAACTTAGCATTGCATGTGTTATACAAAGAAACTGGCAACCTTAAAGATCCAGAGTCCGCCCGCTCTAAAGCTGGTGCTATTGGTATTATGCAATTAATGCCTAAGACTGCTGCTGGTCTAGGTGTAAACCCTCACGATCCAATGGAAAACATTCGTGGTGGCATTGCTTACCTTAAGCAGATGCACTCTAAATATGGCGATCCAAGAACTGCTGCGGCTGCTTACAATGCTGGCCCCGGCAACGTTGACAAAGCTCTTAAGCGTCAAGGTGGTTTAGATACATTATCTGGTGAGACACGCAACTATATTGCTGGCTTAGCTCAAGGTGGTTCTGTTAAACATTTTGCTAGGGCTGGTGAGGTAGAAAGTGGAACAGATAACCCATATGCAATGATGGGAGATATTGGTGTTTCATCTAAAAATTATACAAATTATGTAGGAGATAACATAATTGATAGGCTTCGTTCAAAATTTAATATTAAAACTGCAAAAGAAGCTGAAGGCGAAGAGCGTTTAGCAAATTTAACCGATGCGGATCGTGCTATGTTTGCGGCAACTCAAGATATGGAAGACCAAGAAGCTAATAAATATGCAGCCATTCCAATTGGTCAAGCTCCAGCTCCTTTAACTCCTTATGTTCCGCTTGGTGCTGTTGATATTGGATTTGGGCCTAACAAGTATGCTCCCGAAAAAGTTCCAGAAGGACCAGCTCCTTTAACCGAAGCACAACAGTACGCTCAAGAATTAAGAGACAGCATTAAAGCCCAAGCTGCTGCGGCTGCTCAAAACAAAAAGTTGCAACTTGGACTTTCTTTGTTAGGTGCTGGTGCTGCTGGATTACAAAGTGGTTCTAGATACTTGGGTCAAAATATTGGTGCATCATTAGCTGGTGGTGTAGGTACATATGGCGCCCTCAAGAAACAAGAAGCAGATGAAGCTAAAGATATTTTGGCTGCTCGTCTTGGTTTGTATAAGATTGGTGCTGCTGAAGAAGGCGCTAAAGAAACACGAGAACTTACTAAAGCCTATAGAGAAGGCGAAACAGAGCGCAAAACAACTGAAGCGAAATATAAAGATCAAGATCGCAATATTCAGCTTGCCAATGCATATTACACTAAAAAGATTTCAGAACTTGATAGCAGATATTCCAAAATGGTTGGCTGGGGAATTGATCCCAAATTAATGGAAGCTTATAATAGGGAAAAAGCTGCTATTGCAAATGATCCTAAATTACAATACTTAGATAAACTAGCATATCCCGGATTGGATGTAGCCCAAACATCTCCTGTAGCAGGAAGCAGACCGCCATTAGGTTCATTCAATAAATAACTTGGAGTAGGTATGGCTTTTGATGTAGATGCCGCTTTAAAATCTGGATACACTCCAAACGAAGTTGCAGACTATTTAGGCCAACAAAAAGGCTTTGATTCTGCAGCAGCTCGTGCGTCTGGATATTCTGATGATGAAATTATTTCCCATTTATCTGCACCCGCAAAAGTAGAAACTAAAGGTGGAGTAGGTACATCAGCTCGTCGTGGACTAGAGCAATTAGGCTCTACCCTTCAAACCGCATATGAATCCGTTACAAAAGGCGGCGAGGAAGCCGCTAGAAGGTCACAGGAACGTCAAGCAGACATTCAGGCTAGGTTGGGTACAGGAGCTAGTTTAGAGCGCCTTAAAGACGTTTATAACCAACAAGGGATATTACCAGCCGCTAAAGAATTGGCCAGTCAAATTCCATCTGCTCTTGCAGAACAAGCTCCTAATATTGGCGCAACGATTGCTGGCGGATTAGCTGGTGCTGCAGCCGGATCTGTTGTTCCGGGTGTGGGTACAGTATTGGGTGGTATTGCTGGTGCATTTGCTCCATCATTTGTCCAGCAGTATGGCGGCAATATTCAACGCCAAGCAGAAGCTCAACAAGCTCAGGGTAAACCCTTAGATATTAGCCGTGCTGCCGCAGCAGGAACCGCTGTTCCACAAGCAGGATTAGATGTTATTGGTACGTTACTTCCATTGGGAGGAAACATTGTATCCAAGATACTTGGTCCAACCGTAGGTAAATTGGTTGGCGGTAGCGGATCTAAGTTAGCCGAAGAGACATTGCTTGCAACTATTGCTAAAGGTACAGCAACTGGCGTATTGGCAGAGATACCAACAGAAGTCACTCAACAAATGCTTGAAAGAGCGCAGGCTGGCTTACCGTTAACTAATGATGATGCCCTTAAAGAATATGGCGAAACAGCATTTGCCGTATCTCTTCTTGGCCCTATTGGTATTATTGGGCGTGTATCAAACAAAGCTCAAGCTGGTCGTGATATAGCTCAAGCTCAAGCATTAGCTGCACAAACTAATGAACCACAACAAGTTAACATTCCTGTAGCAGATGCTCCAGAACCACAGCCATTCTTTGTTTCTCCTACTGGTGATATAGCCGATAGCTTAGAAAAACTACAAGAAGCAGAGCAATATAAACAATACTATGCAAATCAAGTTGCACAAAAACAGCAGATAGCAGACATTGCTGCTATGCCAAAAGAACCAGCTCGTTCACCAGAACAGAACGTAGCTTACTTTGATCCAGAAAATGGCGTTCAGTATTACAAAGGCGTACCAAATAGAACAGGCTCTAAGATTCAATTATTTGATGTCAATAACAATCCAATTAAAACTGTTGATGCTGACAACAAGAGTATTGCAATTAACCCAACTGATTTAGATGTACAGACTCTTAAGACTAAGGAATATCAGTCCGATGTTAATCGTTTAAGCAAAGAGCTAGATGCTGCAAAGTCTCAGTACACTCAAGATAGCAATGCATTCAAACGTTTCTTACAAGAACATCCAATCAAAAGCACATCTTATGGTGATGTTATTGCTCCAGTAGCAAACCCAAACATCGCTTTGCCAAAGAGCAAGCTTAAAGGTATGTTCATCAATAGCCGAGAAAAAGGTTTTGAAGTAGATGACTTGGCTAGAATGGCTGCAGAATCTGGATTAATGACAGAAGCAGAGATCAATAACCCAGATGATCAAGGCGGCGTTAATGCGTTTATTGATAAAGTAAAACAGATTTATGATGGCGAACCTGTATCTACTCCATTGTCTGCAGATGCTGAATCAAACTACAATACATTACTAGATGCCTACACAAAATCAGATCAGCGATTACAAGATCATCTAGAAACATTACAACAACTAAAAGAAGCAGTTCCAACTGAAGAGCAAGTAGCTGCAACAACTCCTGAGTTTGTAGCCCCAGAGCCAGCAGTTCCTGCAGAAGCTGTTACTCCAGCAGAATATGTATATAGAGAGCCTGTAACTCCAAGCTTTAGAGCTGAAGTAGCTACGCCATATTCAGATAAGTTTATTGCTGATGGCAAGAAGTTAGCTGCCGATTTCCGTAGAGCATTGGATAAGATGGGCTTAAAAGATGTTGGTTTACGTTTTGAAGAACAATTAACCCGCTCTCTTGAAGGAAAAACAGAAGACATTAGCGGTGCTTACTTTGACAATATGATTCGTGTATCTTTGTCTAGTTCTGATCCTATCCGCACTTTAAATCACGAAGCCTTGCATGCCATGAAAGATCTTGGCATGTTCTCCAATAAAGAGTGGAAGATGCTTGAGGATACGGCTAAGTCTAAGTGGATGAAGCAATATGATATTGCTAAAGGCTACGGTCAAGAGACTAAAGAAATTCAATTAGAAGAAGCAATTGCTCATGCGTTTGCTGATTATCAAAAGCAGAAGCCAGCAATTAAAGCGTTGGCTAATCGTGTACGCCAATTCCTTGGACAGCTACGTAACTTAGTTATGGGCAAAGGATTCCGTACTGCTGAGTCTGTATTCCAACGTGCGGCTGAAGGCAAGCTGAAACCTACTCAAGCACCAACCGTATCGGAAGCCCGTGCTGAAGTTCCAGAGCGCAAGAAGTTTAAAGCCCCAATGCAAGGCGTAGATCCTGCATATGCTGAGAAACTACGTAGCACCTTTACTCAAGAGAAGGCCACCGTTAAAGAGAAGATGGAAGGACTTAAGAAGAATTTCTTTGAGCGAATGGTTACTGGTTTGTTTGATGAATTCCGTGCTATTAAAAAGTATGATCCGGTTGCTTATATGATGGCACGTCTTTCCAAGTCTACTGACGGTGGATTACAAGGATTGCTTGAGTATGGTCAGCTATACCTTAAGGATGGCGCATTAGACATCAGACCTAACACTAAAGGGCTATTGGACATCCTTGCTCCAGTAGGATCTGAAGTAGACCAATACCAAAGCTGGAAAGCTTTGAGCCGTGATGCTGCGTTGCCTGTTGATAAGCGTTCATTGCCTGCTGATTTGGTGGCTGGTCGTGATCAATTAATTAAAGGTGATTTAAACGGAAAACCACGTAAAGCAGTGTACGAGCAAGCATTACGAGAAGAGAATGAGTTAAACAAGTCTGTATTACAGATTGCTAAAGAACTTGGATTGATTGACCAAGAAGGCTATAACAAGTTTGCTAATGACATTTATTACATTCCATTCTATAAGATGATGGAAGATGGTGATGTCCAGTCTGTCAGCAGCGCATCCAAGCTAACAGGTCAACAGTTTAGTAAGGCTCTTAAGGGCGGAGAAAAGAAGCTAAATGATTTGATGGAGAACGTTCTAATGAACTGGTCTCACATCCTATCTGCTGCCATGAAGAACCAAGCCGCCGTTAAAACTATTGATGCCGCCGAAAAGATGGGCGCTGCTAAGATTGCAACAATGACTGCTGGTAAATACCCACCAGATACTGTTAAGGTAATGAAGGATGGGCAAGCCGTTCACTATCAAATTTCAGACCCTGATCTAGTAGATGCTATTGCTACCATTTCTTATCTTGGTCCCAAGTCTCAGTTCTTAGATGTAGCTAAAGGATTTACCAACGCACTACGTTACGGTATTACCATGAGTCCAGCTTATAAGGTACGTAACTTAATTCGTGACTCAATTCAGTCTGCATCTGTATCTGAGCTAGGACCGAATATGTTTAGTAACGTATATAACGGTCTTGCCATGAGCAAAGATGGTCATCCTACATTTATGTCTGCATTAGCTGCTGGCGGTATCTTTGAAATGGGTGTAGCCCATGAAGGCAATCAAGCTAAGTTAATTAAGCGTTTAGTGGATAAAGGCGTAAATGCTAACCATATTTTAGATACTCCCGATAAAATCAAAGCCAAATTACAAAGTGCTTTGGAATGGTATAACGAGCAAGGTAATAAGTTTGAAAACGCTAACCGTCTAGCCCTATACCAAAAGCTTATTGACAGCGGTAAAACCCATTTAGAAGCTTCTTATGCGGCTCGTGACTTGATGGACTTCTCCATGCAAGGTCAGTTCAAGGCAATTAAAATTATTGGATCTGTAGTTCCATTCTTTAACGCCCGCTTACAAGGTCTGTATAAGCTTGGTCGTGATGGTGTTACCCCAACCTATCGTGTAATTTGCAACGCTACTACGGGCGCTCCTTTGGAAATTGGTGATAAAGAAAAAGCCATGCGCTTTACAACTATCAGTAGCGCTGTAATGCTAGCTTCCCTTGCTTTATATGGAATGTATAAGGATGATGAAGACTTTAAACGCCGTGAAGACTGGGATCGTGATAACTTCTGGTGGTTTAAGATTGGTGATACAGCATTCCGTATTCCTAAACCATTTGAAATTGGTTCATTAGGTACCATTGCAGAACGTACATACGAGCAGATTACTGATGAGAACGTAGAAGGTAAGATCTTTGCTGAGCGCTTAAACAGTATCCTTGCCAATACCTTGTCATTAAACCCAATGCCACAGATGATCAAACCAATGATTGATCTCTATGCCAATAAAGACAGCTTTACTGGGGCGCCAATTGAATCTGCTGGTATGGAGAATCTATCCAAGCAAGAGCGTGTTAATAACAAGACTAGCGGTGTAGCAATAGCTTTAGGTGGTATTAGTGAAGGCGCAGCTAAGGTATTGACATTTAATCCACAGGCACAAGGCTTCTCTCCAATACAAGTAGACTATGCCATCAAAGCGTACTTTGGTTGGTTGGGTGCAACAGCTACATCTACAGCAGACTTAGCAGTAGAGCCGTTCCAAGAAGGAACTAAAGTGCATCCTCCAATTGTGGATACATTGGCTATGGGCTTTATTAAAACTGAACCAGAAACTCAGTCTAAATATATGACTCAGTTCTATCAGAATAATGCCAACCTACAGTCTGCATTGGCCGATATGCGCCATTATGCTGAGCTTGGTGACTCCGCTAAAGTTCAAGAAATTATTGAAGAAAAAGGCAAGGATATTGCGCTTGCCAAGGTATACGATAAAACTAGCAAACAATTTTCTGAGCTGCGTAAACAGTCTCGCTTTATTGAGAACAGCAAAGATATTCCGGCCGATGAAAAACGGGCAGAAATGGTTCGTTTGAAGATACTAATGTCTGATATGGCTGCACAAATAGAAACAATGAGAAAACAATTAAATAAGTAATTTCCCTTATAAATCAAATAAATGTAGTGCATTCTTAAAATACTTATGGTAAAAAGCATTAAACCGTAAGAGAGGAAATATATGCCCGCTGGATACGCTTTAACCGATGACCAGTTTATCGAGGAATGGATGAAACTGGGAAGCCCACAAAAGTTTGCTGAAAAGCATAAAGTTAATGTTCGGTCAGTATATAACCGACGACGAACAATTGAAGTCAAACGTAATATGGAATTACCTACGCATAATGATGCTAGGGAATCTAGTCTAAAAAAATTACAACAAACTCCCGGTCATGCCCGTCGTGGTATAGAAATAGAAAAAGGCAGAGTAGTAGTCTTTTCAGACGCTCACTTCTGGCCTGATGATGTAAGCACCTCATACAAAGCTCTTCTAATGATCATCAAAGAGTTCAAGCCCAAAGTAGTCGTAGCTAACGGAGATATGTTTGACGGCTCTCAAGCAAGCCGCCACGCCCGTATTGGCTGGGAGAAGACCCCAACAGTCAAGGAAGAGTTAGAAGCCTGTCAGGAGATGATGGCAGGCATTGAGAAGGCTGCTGTAGGGGCAGAGCTTATCTGGACTCTTGGAAACCATGATGCCCGTTTTGAGACCTTCCTATCAGCCCAAATGGGTACATACGAAGGCGTAGCAGGGTTTACCCTTAAAGATCATTTTCCATTGTGGAAACCATGCTGGTCATACTGGGTTAACGAAGATACCGTGATTAAGCACCGTTGGAAGGGTGGCTTTGGAGCTGGTCGTGCCAATACCCTTAATTCGGGCTGTAACATCATTACAGGCCACACACACAATTTGGCTGTCCAACCCTTCACCGACTACAACGGAACCCGCTATGGGGTTCAAACGGGCTGCCTAGCGAACATCCATGGGGAACAGTTCATGGCGTACACGGAAGATAACCCCAAGGACTGGCGAGAAGGCTTTGCCCTGCTGTCGTTTGAGCGTGGTAGACTAATGCTTCCAGAACTTATACAGGTATGCGGCGAGGGAGAGGTAGAGTTCCGAGGCTGCATCAATCAGGTATGAAACTAACTCCAGCGATATTGCGTAATTTATACAGTGCAATCTACTGTATGAAACCGTTTGCCCGCTGGCCTATGCCGCTACCGGAAGAAGTAAACTTTATTGTGGATCAAGACCCAGAAGTAATGGGTACTTATTATTACGATGATGGCGGCGATCACGAACATACCATTACTATTTCAGACCAAAAATGTGGTCATTTATCAACTGTCATCCGTGTCCTATGCCATGAAGCCGTCCATATGAGTCGATGGAAAACAAACCGCTGGACTCACCACGACCAAGAGTTTAGGCGTCGTACTAAAGTGATATCAGACGAACTTGGTTTCGATCCGTTAGAGTTGTAATAATCCAAAACTACTTCTATCTGCTTGAGCTATGATCTGAGGTTTACCGCTTAAATAGTCTTGAACTTTCAGTCTTGTCGTGTAGTACTTGCTCCGACCTTTCCCATAGTTCCATTTCGGTAATACCATAATGTTTGTCAAATCTTTTATGTCCAAGTCCGTGAACACCGGTATTGCCTCGGTGATGTTCTGTGCATAATGGAATGACTTTACAGTTATCTCGCTTGCCTCCAAACCGCCGTATGTGATGTATCTCTGCAGGTGTAGGTCCGTAGCCGAGATGTCGGCAAAGTATGCAGCCGAGGTCCGCAAGACTCGAAAAATATTTTCGTTGATCATTTGACATCAATCATCTTTCGGATGAATTCCGCTGCGATGTCTATAGGGGTTATTGCTTTTGGTTCTATTTTAAGAACATATCCATCTGCTAGGTGCCAGCCTAAGTTGGCATCTCTTACTAGCATTCCATGATCCATTAAAGCTCTGGTATGGGCGCCAATCGAGGCTCTGCCCAGTCCTACATTGATATCAATCGACCTGACTCCGGGATTCTTGGATATGAATTGTAGTATTAATGTCTTCTTGTCCATAGTAGAAATAGTAAGATCCGTCCGGTAGTATTTGGTACTGCGGCATAGCCATACCAGCCGCTCTAAGGGCTAGTATAACCTCTTCTAATTCATCCATGGTCTGTTCTTTCTGGCCTTGGCGCAAAGCTGTTGTACGTCATGTGGACTCTGTTTATCAACCTCAGAACAGGCGTAAACTGACACCTCTGAATATGCATGGAATAACCATGCAAACAGAGCGATCAATATAACTGCAGATATAACTGGTATCTTCATTAGCTTTTGGTTCGTTTGCGCTTTGGAACAATATCTATAATGCCGCCAGTAATAGGCTTGTCACTTTCTAGTTCCTCTAAAAGTTCGTCCGCCATTTTAACAGCACTTGCTGGACTCCCGCAGTTCACCAGCGCAAAGCAAGCCGCTAGGAACCGCATGTGTTCTTTATCCTTATTTTCCATTTTGTTCTAACATTTTAATATTTTCAATAAGAATATCATTTAACCGGCGGTTGCCAATTAAAAGGGTTGATGCTTCTTTGGTATCTTTAACTACTTTACAGGCGTCCCGTAAACCTTTGTTGTAACCGGTATTAAACTCATCTCCCTTATCAAAGGCAACCAACAAAGCATCCCTAATAAAAGCGGATGCCTTACGGCTCTTAGATAACTTCTTCAGCTTATTGATAAGCGTCTGTGGAAGATAAATACTATACGGCTTTAGTAAATCATCAGCCATTTTTCCATTCCTTATATTGTGAATACAAGTTCTTAAACTCTGCCTGAGCTGCTAGATTAGTCTTGAGTTCTGATCTAGATCCAATGCTTAAGTAAGACTGTAGCCAATCAATACAAGCTATCTCGTTCTGCTCAAACAACTGACCATCTTCAAATAGGAACTTCCAAAAGTCGACATCCCTGCATAGCATTCCTGCTAGCTTAACCATTTGGGCGCCAGCATACTCTTCACGATTTAACGGCTTCTCATCGTCTCCAAGGCGTACCATGACCACCATGTACCTAGATCCTACATAATCCCTTAGAAGCTCGTCAGGAGTCTCGTCTGGGTGTATGGCTAAGGTAAGTACATGGCCGTCCTTAGTCTGCTTGAGAGCTACCTTCTTGGCTTCAAACTGACTGGTTTCCATTAGTACGACCCTGTAAACACAAGCTTAATACGTTGCCAAAAGGTAAGTAAAGATACCGACTTGGAGTTTGCTTTCATATCTTCAAACAATTTCTTATAAGAATCAGCCTCTTTAATCTGTGCAGCAAGGGCTTCTTGTAATCGTTTAGCCAGCTTTTCCCAATCTACCTTTGCGGGAGCAGTATTAAGCCGGTTAAGTTCATCAAAAGACAATGTATCTCCAACCTTCATCTTCTCCAACGTCTTGATGTTTCGGCTACCAACTGGACGACCACGCTTTTTAGTTGCCATTTTAGCAACGACTGTTGCTTTCTTGGTTACGCCCATGGATCCTTCTCCTCTTGTTTAGCAGGTGCTGCATCCTTCTTAACAAAGGTATCCACCGCAATAGATACAAAACGATTGCCGGTCTTAGACTCACGTTTCCAGCCAGACAATTTAACTTCTACCAAGCCATCACTCTTAGACATTAGATCTTTTAAATACGCTGGATCTAGCTTGATGCTGCCAAAGAAGTCCGGTGACTTGTCTGATTTACGAATGGTTGATGGGAACAATGAACCGCTATTTGGATACTCCATTTACTTCTCCTCTTTAAAAGATTGACGTGCTGCTGTAAATTTGGACATTAAGCCCGTATAAAACTCTGTATCTAGTTCTTTCGCCCGATCAAACAAGGAACGATTAACTGTAAATATGTTTAAAACATCTTCCTCTTTCGAGGTCAACTGTAGTAATGCCATACATCCTGCTTCAAATTCTTCCATCCACTGATCGGCAGTACCCTTATCGTTCAGTGGTTTTAACGTCCACTCTCCGGGTAGCTTAGTCGGCTTGTCTAACTTAATGGAATCAACAATTGGAACAGATCTAGCAGTAGCCGCAGGTTTAGCAACTACTGCATCAGGCTTTTTTACTGGATCTTCCTTCCCAGTCAAAGGCTCTAATGCGTCATGCTCTACGATTTCAAAGGCGTTAACCCATAGATAACGGCGCAGATAGGTCTGTACCGCACCTAAGTTCTGAACGTCATGGCAGCCCTTTAAAGCGGCGCTAGACATAGGAGAGGTAAACATAATGGAACTACCATCTTCTGTGTCTATGATCTGCAGGAACGCCATCTCGTGGTTAAACGATACAACGCCGCATAAACCTACCTTATCACAGATCTTTTGGATCGTTGGTAAGAAGTCCCCCAATTCAAAGTACTTGTAATTGGCAAACTTATTGTGACCTGATTTCTTCAGCTCTGTATTCTGAAGCAAGATACGGGCATCTTGTAACTTCTTATAAACACTCATTTCATTTCCTCTTTAGTTGCTACTTCAATTAATTTTTCTGCGTAGTGGATAACTTTTCGCAAGTCATTAACTCCACCTTTTTCTTTCCATCTTGATATGTACTTGACAATATTACCCTCAAGGTATCCGAGGTCATTGGCAACAATGTAATCCCATGGCTGTATAGAATGTCTAGCATAGTGGTTTCCTCCAACTTGGTGATCGTTTGCACTCATAGATGTTTGACGCTATGTGACTTGTGTAAAACCCACTTCTCTCCCATGTCTTTAATACACTTTTGAATGGCTGCCTGATTGCGGGCTTGCATTCCTTCAATCTCTGCATCAGACATGCGGCCACAATAGATGCTGTCGTTGACTGGATACCATATCTTGGACTGACCAATAAACTCTTGCTCAAGCATTTTTATAAATTTATTAAACATTTTCCTGCTCCTCTTGGTATAGTTTGTACTGATTACAATAACTACTTACTGGGCAATAGTACTTACAACGTGTACGCTCGCCCGGACGGGTCTCAATATAGAATCCTTTGCCCGCTTTCTCTAATGCTTCATCTGCTTCTTCCTGTGTTGCATGTAATGACTTAGCCCTTACAGCTCCGTCTTTTTTAAGGGCGTAGACGGTTTCTTTTTCCCACATTTCGGCAGTCGTACAAGGCGGCATTGTCGCTCCCGTATCAAAAGCGAATAGTGCTTCGGAGTGGGCATGAATGCGGTTACGGATAAATGCTTCACGTTCTTCCATAGACCATAGCTTGATATCAATAGTTGCCACAGGCGTTGCTGGGTAATTAGCCCTAGTCTCAGCATCTCTGCGTGTCCAATCCCTAATGATCGCAATAATCTTAAGTCCAACGACTGGTTGCTTTTTAACGGTTTCAACAAGCCATGCGTAGATGTTGAGCTGCTCTTCCCATTCCTTCTTCTCATTCATTACTCCCCAAACACCTACGGTTTTATAATCATTAATTTCAATACCATTTTCTAGAACCTTTTGAAGATCAATAGCACCAGAGATATGCCATCCATCTAACTGGGCATGGATACGCTCTTCTACCAAATGATTAGCGTCTGCACCTTTCTCTAGTACATTGTGTACTGCTGTGCCAATGATCGACCAGACCATATCCATAGCATCTTGTTCTAGGCTGTCGTAGTGAGCCTTACGCAGTTGTACAAGTTGCGGGCTATTGAGTAGCTCAGTAGCTGATAAATGGGCTGCACCCTTGTTGTAGCTAGGACGCTCCAAGACGTTAACAAACGTCTGTGGTAGGTCATACTTGTTAGTTATTTTCATTTTGTTTCCTTAGCCACCATTTCAAATCAATCAACGCAATAATCATATCGTCTGCCTGATTGACTGCCTCTTTGTATTTCTTCTTTAGCAATAGGTCATCCAGTTTCCTCTTACCTGTTTGTAATGCAATCGTAGTTTCTACGTAGTCAATCATTATTTCCTCTTATCTGCTGTATGCTCTGCGTTCGCCGGTGTTATCGTAATAGTTCTTTACACCGCTAGGACTGATTGTTTCATACCCAACACGGTTGCCGCTATTATCGTAAACCCCAGTAGGAGCATAAATATTGTACTCGCTATTTTTCCAATTGTACGGAGAATTCTTCCAATCCATAGAACTATTTTGAATGTTCATATCGGAGTTCTTCCAATTGTATGGTGAGTTTTCCCAAGTAGTTACTTGCGCTGACGCAGCACTACTGTATATACATACAGCTACTAATAATTTTTTCATACTATCCTCGTTAGTTTAAAGATGAACCCATTAACTCAGGAAAATCAAAATTGTCTCCAAGAGCATCCACTATGGATGTTTGTTCTTCTGACTCTCCAATAAACTGATTGTTATAAATGGCTACTTTTTTTGGCGCTTTAATCTTATTGTTTACAAAATCAAAACCCTTTTGTGATACTCTCCAGTAACTTGTTTTATCAGTTTCCTCAATCATTCCCCAAAATCTTAGCTTGTAAAAATCAGTAGCTCTTGTTGTTTTTGATAAGTACTGTTCCACATGCACAGAAGTTTCATTTGGATTTTCTTCAAAATACTTAGCAACAAGTATTAAAGAATATGCCATAGCAGAGTTTAACTTACGATTGTAAATTTTTGCAAATTGTTTACAGCATGGACAAATAATTCCTTTTGCTTTTCCCTCTTCTAGTTCAAGTATTGCATCGTCAAGAGTTTTCCAAAGTTTTAAATTTTCAGTCATTTTGCAAGCATCCATAGTCCAATGTTAGCGAAAGCATATCCAGCATAAGCAATAGCCATTCCCGGACTATCTTTCATATACTGTTCGACGGCTACATACGAATAGATGCAACCCGTTACAATGATTAGCCATCCACTCATAACAAAACATACCAGTCATCAAAGCGGGAATACTCTGTGTACTTCCTGACGTAGCCTTTAGACTGCAAGAGTTGAAGGATCTGGCCTCTCATGGGCGTGTAGTTATGCTCACAAGTAATAACCTTAATTTTGTATTTATCAAAGTCAAATGCACTCAGAATCTCAAACTCGCTACCCTCGGTATCAATGGATAGATAATCAATCTCTGTGGGCGCCTTATATTTCTCTAACAGATCATTCAATGAGCAGGTATAAACTGGATATGTATTGCCGCTAGCTCTAGTCTGGGCATGTTCATCTCCTTCTGAGAAGGTATTGATCGTGGATAACTCTGCTGCATCCACTTCATTAAACTCTAGTTCTTCATGGGACTTGCTCCAGATACAATCAAAACTAATATGGCAATTACGATTGGCAGTTAACGCATCGTGCCAAACCACGGCAGGCTCAGCAAGGATTCCAGTCCAGCCAAGTCTTTTCTCCAGAAGATAAGTATTGCTAAGCTCAACGCCATCACTAGCGCCAAACTCAACAAAATATCCATCTCGTTTAAAGTCCAGCTCTGACAGAACAAACATATCCTGTCCTAACTGAGACTTTGATTCAAGCTCTAATTCTTCTTTCTGTTCCACCGTAAACATTAAGCGCTCCGAGGTAATTGGCCGCTAAAGTTATAAGTACCGGTATGGCTAAAGCTAGCCCATGGAGCGCACCATACGGTAAAGCCAGCCTGACGTGCAATCTTGCAGAAGTGGTAGTCCTCTGACAGCAGACGGTTAGACTCTTCATCAATACTGGTAGCAAAGAACTCTTTGATAACCTTGATCTCACGTACCGTATCTACGGCATGGTACATATCATTGGTATAGCTAGGCACTTTGTCTGCCAAGTCCTCAAATACCTTACGCTTAATTAACATAAAGCCAGTACCACCGTTAGCGATCTCAATTGGTTCGTTGATGTTACCGGTCTTGGACTGTTCACCGTGCGCTAGGTTTAAAACAAATGCCCCAGTATGGTATTGCAACTGATCTGGTGGCACGTTGTTCTTAACGGCATCAGAGACTTGCATCCAGTTAATTTCTTTTTTAGGATAGATACCACAGATGATGTCCTTATCTGCATCAACCATTCTAGGAATGTCGGCTGGATTAAAAGCGATATCGGCGTCAATAAACATTAGGTGGGTAGCATCAGACTTTAAGAAGTCATAAGCCATACTATTTCTAGCACGAGTAATCAACGACTCATTCATCATAAAGCTGTAGTACATCTGGATACCAGCTTGACCAAAGGTTCCTACGCACTGCATTACCGCAGAAGCATACATACCAGTACACATACCACCATACATGGGAGTAGCTACAAATAACTTAGCCTTAAGCGCAGTTGGATTGAACTTCATTGTTTGTGGTTTGTCTTTCTTAAAGCTCATTTGTTTTCCTTTTTTTGTTCAATATATTGTTTCAGTATGCTTAATATGCCAGCTTCAACCAGTATAGCTAATCCTTCTTTATCAAAATTAACTATGGCATCTGCTGATCCATCTTCATATTCTTTGATAATTTCCAGTTGGATATTCATTTCTTTCTCCAAGGTAGTTCACCATATGATTTTTTCATGGCGGCGTTACCCTCTCTAAACATTGAATGTAATCTTTCGGGCGCTCGGTAATTAACCGTAGCCTCGCCTGTGCATCCGAAGGAAGGCAGAGTTGATGCGGCAGCCTTATAGAATGGTCTGTCTGCGCCCCATTGTCCGTAGAAAGAATGTGCCACCCTAACCAGATATTCACGCTTAAAGCAATAACAATTAGTATCGACAAAATTGAGTGTGTGATCATAAAACGTCGGCCATCTGCCAAGGCTTTCACAATCGTCATCTCCAATGTATTCTCCATCCTCATTGCATATTCTCCTCAAGCTATATGCCCACATTAAGTCTTTGCTTTTAATCTTATTGATCATGGTTTCTACATGATTAGGCTCGAACCAATTATCCTCATCTAAGAATAGGATGTAATCAGCGTTTACCAGTAGAGGCATAGCTGCATAGACTCGATGTCCATACCAGCCATTACCGCCTACGTTCTCCGGTAATTCAATTACTTTTAATAAATTTTTTGGCATGTATCCGTCTGCCTTTTGAACTCCATCCAATACAACCAAATGCTCAGCAGTCATGGTTTGGTCTTTAACACTTTGGATAGCTTTAAATACTGTATCTTTCCCAGTCGTAGGGGTAATTACCATTATCCGCATGTCTTTATCTCCGATTCACCACTCTTTTGAATGATGCAGTTGTCTTCCCATCGTGGAGTTTTCTTTTCCACAGGACACTCTTTAGCTGGAGCATCTCCCCAAAAATAAACACAAACAATACCAAGAAGTACAATTATTACAATATTTTTATACATATAGCTCCGTCACATTTTCACAAGATTTACAAATACTGCATTTATTAAAACCATTAGCCTCATTGATCTCAATCAGATCTAATAAGGGTTTACCCTCAAAGATCTCTTCATAAGTCTGAGTTAGTAGATTGCCGATAATATGCTTAAGGTTATAATCCATACAGCAAAGCACAATATCACCATTAGGTAACAGAACATTTCGATCATAGAACGGCGTACTCCTGCAAGTTAATGGAAAAGTATTCATGGGAGTAATGCTGATAGGCTGACCAGCTACTTGCTCGGTATTCAAACTATCCGCCCGTGTATGACCTTGCCAGCTAGGAAGACGGCCTACAAAGTCCTGTAACTCTGGATGTACAAACCCAGACTTATCCATCGTCATAGCACCAACGCCGCATGGAACCTTTGTATGGGTGACAATGGCTGCCGCTTTCTGCCACTCTTCGCTATTCTTCCAGCCCTTCATGTTTCCATTGGCATCAGGAAAGTGAAACATTATTACCTTAACCTGATTGGGATGAGACTCCAGTACTTTACGAACCCGCTCTGGATCGGTCATGCCATACAAAGTCGTATAGATAGCTACGTCAAAACCCATGTATAGAACGGTCTCTAGCATCTCCGTGCAGTGTGGGTTAGCCCAAGGCTCAGACATCCCAGAAAAATCAATACGAGTGTTTTTAGGCAGCTTAGCGAGGACTTTAACTAAGTCTGCTGGTTGCATGTACTTAGTAGAGTCTCCATAGCTATCCCGTAGGTTTTCTTGGGGGCAGAAGGTACACATCAACGGACATCCGACCATTGTGGTCAGCTCCATTACAGGCCCATCAAAATGCTTAATGCCGTAGCGCTCTCTCATTTCGCACCTGCCTTTACTGCTCTATAAAAAGACTCAAGAAATTGGTTTCTTTCTTTCATTGCATCCAATTCAGCTTGTTGCTGGCGTAGCATGGTGGCAGCTTCTGGCATTGCATCTTGTATGTATTCAGCTAGTTCATTTGCGGTCATTGGCGCCCCTTTTTCCAATTCTTTAACTCTAAATGTATGATCTATTGCTCGCTTTAGCGCTGCTACATAACGCCTCTCTAAATCCTCATCACCGCCAAAGTCGTGTCTGAAATAGCTCATTGAACTATATTCCGTACAAAATCTAATGCGTTATCAAGACTGGGTTCTTCCCATAAAAGCGGTTTAGTATACATAGCCTCGTAAAGTTCTTTGCTCTCATCAATTGCTTGAATGGTTGTAACAAACCAAGACATATCTTTGGTGCTGATATAGTTCAAATACGCGCCCTCATGGAAGTCGCAATCAACTGACATAGTGCCGCTATAGATGGGTACTGTATCGCCCGCATAGGCGTCTAATAACTTCTCGGTTACATAGCCGTCATAAATAGAATTCTCAGGGCATAGGCAGAACTTATAGCTAGGCAAAATATCAAATTTAGATTGACGCAATGAGTTGTTAAACATATTGCCGTAGCCATGTACGGGTTTATACCTAGTAACAGAGTTAAACAAGTTAATGCGTAACCCTTCTGGGTTGCCAGCAATCATGGCGCAGAACTTATCCTTCTTATCCCAGTCCAATGTTCTTGGCTTAGTCAATGGTGCAATCTCAATCAAGGGTTCATATCCGTGATTGTGTGCATTGGCTCTGCGTGGTTTCTGTTCAAATCCCGGCCATGCTAACCTTGAGTACCAGAGAGGTAATCGAAAATTACGTCCACCATAACTGTCATAATCAAAAGAAAGAGAATGGTCATAGCCCATGTAGCTAGGGCGAATATTCTCTCCAATGTACGCAATAGTTTTTCGTGGATCATAGAAAGTATTTCCAAATACAGAGGTTACGATTAGGTCTGCATCGTATGGATTGTTTGTATATTCAAATCCACCCAAGGCTCGCTGAAAGAAGTACTCAAAGAAGTCTCCATCGAATCCGCCTTCCCAGAAGTTAATTACGCATAGCTTTTTCATTAGCATCGCCCATCCAAGTCAATTTCTTTTTTCTTTTTTTTCTTTGGTTCAACTGCTTCTAACTGGCGATTCATGCTCATAATCTGAGCAGCCAAATAATCTAGCTTATCGCTAAGCTGTTGCAATATATCAGCCGCCGCCCATAATGCGCCGCTCTCAGCATTATCAGTAATACGCTCCGCTACCAGTTCAACAATCATAGATGCACTATGCACCTTGTATCCTACTTCGCTAACCTCGTTAGCTTTCTCCCACAATCCGTCCATTTGCTTCCTCCGTTGGTAATTTAGTTCCAAAAATATAAAACAATTCTCCGTTGTTCTTCTCTACAATCTTGCGTTGTTTATCTGCCTTACCTTCATAGTCTTTTAGTAAAGATGTAATTTGCTGATCAATCTTAAACATGTTTGGCTTACGTCTGTTAGCCATCATCTGCCTTTAAAGAATAGAACCACTAGGTAGCAAGCAGTGAATACTATTAATGCTGTAATTATCTCTATCATTGTGTTCTTAACTTTCTTTCTTTTTCCCACTCATCCATAGCTTTATTAAACAAACGTTTTAGCTCAGCAATCTCTTCTTCCTGCTTGCGGATCTTTTCTAGCAGATCATTGCGCTCTGCATCTATGCGGTCTTGTGTAGTAAAGGTAGTCATATCAATGTGATGTCGGTACGTTTTCAATCTCACGCTCTGCAAGCATGGCGTCTGCTATCTCGTAGCATCGTTTAGCGGCAACCTCATCCCAAGTCTTACCACTGGATAAGTCTAATTTCCAATCGCCGGAACACATGCCGCTCATAATCTTGGCTGCAAAGTAATCCCGCAACCTACGCTGTCTGTCGGTCATTGCATTTCCTTAATCTTAGATAGCTTATCGGTTTCATAAACCAACTCACAGTTAGCTAAATAGACTTCTTTAGACATATGCATTTGATTGGCGGCAATAGCAGCCATTGCGGTACAGGCTACAAGGACTTCTGCATAAGTAGGCTTGTCCTCCATAAACATCGCCTCCATCTGACGTGCTAACTTACGGGCAACCTCTTCTTTGTAAACTAGTGTTTGTTTCATTTACTTCCTCCTCTTTTTTTAAGACTATAATCATTACTATCAGAATTGTAAATAGGTCGTACCCATTTTTTTCACATATATATGTCAGTGCTTACCCTAAGCTTAAAATATCCAGTGTCTGTCAATGCCTATTGGCTTGCTTCTGGAAAGAGACGTTATATATCCAAGCGTGGTGTTGAGTTCAAAAAGAGCGTAGCAGAGATTTATGCAGCCTCTGGCCATAAAGGATTTGGGAATGCTCCAGTTGAGTTGGATGTTGTGTTGTTTCCAAGAGACAACAGACTAATGGACATAGACAATATGCTTAAGTGCTTGGGTGACTCCTTGCAAGATGCCGGAGTGTTTGATGATGATCAACAGGTCTGGAAAATTACTATAGAGCGTGGCGCAAAGATCAAAGGTGGCGGTTGTCAGGTAACTATCAAGCCATACTTTCATGCGGCATGAATGCATGAAATTTCAATAAATGATGCGTCTCATTCTCATTTAGTAGGTTCCGTTTGGGAACCAAGGGTAAACCCTTATTGCTACATTAGTGTCAACGGTTGACAGCGTTGTATAATTACTACATACCTTCCTCGGTATATTTGATGCATTTCCTCTGTGCATCCTCTAGGGGACGTGAGCGCACCGTCCCCACCTTTTTTACAATCATTTGCAAAAACTTTACAATATTCTGTATAATTGTTGCATTGCAACAAATGTTGCGTATGTTACACAATTTAGGAGATTTATATGTTTACATTTGACGATCAGTACAAGAAGGTTGAGCAGTTGGCTGAGCATTACAAACAGATTAACGAGTTTTGGGTTAATTCAGTATTGTCTAGCTTAAAGACTTTCTTTAAGACAGGTAAGTAATGGCGTAAGCCACGGGGGTGAGTAGAAACTGCTTGCCCCCTTTTGTATTTGTGTTATAGTTTTACTACAGATTGGGAGCTGGGGAGCTTCTAATGTGTTAAAATCGACGGGAAAGCCTCATAGAGTATGGGGTCTGACATAGTTTTCTTATGCTTAGTTGCCCGCCGATAAGCACAAGAGAATTCCCCTTCAGACTTCATACCTTATGAGGTTTTTTCTTTTCTGTCATTTAGGTTGGCGGCTCTAACGACATCGTGGCGATCTAAGTGGTAGCGTTACCAGTAGGGAGAGGTTGAGATAGCGCATATGCCAGCGGCGAAGTTAGCACTGGTACCTCAAAAGGCTGACGGGTGCTGTGGCTCCAAAAGGGTAACGGTTGAAGGCTCACCTAGGTAGGCTAGGTGCGTCCACCAAACGGGTATCATTAAGTGTGATATACGGTCTTATGAGTAATACATATAGCGGGTCAATGGGGATATAGAGGGGGGTTAGGGTATGTTGCCGAATAGTCTAGGTAGGTGGAATGATTACTTGTTAATTGCTACTTACAATCACACCAAAAATGTAGAGTTACAATCAATGGTGGTGCGTGAAATCCTACTCAGGAGCGCCCTTAGAAAATTAGAAAATATATAAAACATGAACATCAGAGAATTAATAATAAAGCAAGCTGGGGTAATCCCCGATGCGGTAAAAGTAGGATCAGTGCAAACTAGTATCAGATGGAAAGAACGTGCATCTGAAGCCTTACGAATTGCTAACAATCCAAAATCTACAGAACATCAATTAAAAATGGCATACGCCGAACTAACGAGGAATCTATGAAGCTGTCACAAATAACACTGGATACTAGCCTGCAAATGCGGGAGAAGATCAACGAGGAAATTGTTGAAGAGTATTGCAAAGATTTATTAAGGGGAGATAAGTTCCCTCCAGTAGTTTTATTCCATGATGGTGATAAGTATTACATTGGTGATGGCTGGACTCGCATCTTTGCCCACAAGCAAGCGGGCTTAGCAATTATCGACGCTGATGTACGCATGGGTAGCTACGATGACGCTATGGATTATGCGTTAGGTAAAGCAAACTCCGGTCATGGACAGCGCTACACCAACGCAGACAAACGTAAGAAGGTTTTGAAGGCCGTACATGAGCCACGTTATAAAGAATTAAGCAGCCGCAAGCTCGCAGATGTATGTGATGTATCCCATGAGTTTGTTGCTAAAGTTCGTGGCGAGACTGGCACTAAACCGACTGCCGTTAAGACTACACAGAACGGTAAGACAGTCGTAATGAACGACACTACAGATCAATTCAAGAAGGAAAAAGATGAGGATCCCATTGAAGAGAATGCAATCATCTCTGAGTTATCGACGACCGTACAGGAACTTGAGGAAGAGAATAAGAAGCTCGAAGCGAGGGTCGCAGTCGCTGCTATGGAAGCTACGGACGAGGAAAAGAACGCCACGTCCTCACTTATTTCCGATCTACAAAATCAGGTTAAACTACTTGAAGCAGACAATCGTGTCCTAAAAGCATCCCGTGATTCATTCCAAGCGGAAGCTAGCGAAGCCAAGAAGCAAGCATTATATGGTAAGCGCCGTTACGAAAAGGCTGAGAAAGAATTAGCATTAGCCCATGACAACATGGCACGATTAAAGAAACAATTAGATTTAGCAGAAGCAGATTTAGCGATGCGTTGATTTACGGGGGGAAAGCAAGTCGGCTCGGCGACTCTAAATAACCTGTATGTCCCTAAAAAAGACTCCTTCACATGATGTTAGTACCCCCACCCGATACCAGCCGGATATGCTGGGAGACTAGGAGAGAAGATGTTAGAGTTGCGAAGTCATCAGCAAGAGGTTGTAGATAAGCTGAGAGAAGGATTCAAAGAAGGACACCGTTGCCAGTTGCTATACGCACCGACTGGATTCGGCAAAACCGAGGTAGCGATGGCGATTATGAAGGCCGTTGCAGATAAGTTTAAGAAGTGCGCTATGGTATTAGATCGTATCGTTCTGGTCGATCAAACAAGCAGACGTTTAGACAAGTACGGCATTGAACATGGAGTCATGCAGGCAGGACATTGGCGTGACCGCAAAGAAGAGCATATCCAAGTATGCTCAGCGCAGACCTTAGAGTTGCGTAAATCATTTCCAGATATTGATCTATTGATTATTGATGAGTGCCACGTCACCCGCAAAGGTGTTGTTAAGTTCATCAAAGACAATCCTCACATCCGTGTAATTGGATTGACTGCTACTCCATTCACCAAAGGACTAGGCGATATCTATACCCACGTTGTCGGCGCTACTCCTACTGGAGAACTGATAGAAAAGAAATGGTTAGTCCCTCTTAAAGTCTATGTAGCCAAAGAGATAGACATGACTGGCATTAAAAAGAGAGCGGGCGAGTGGGCTGCTGAGGATGTCTCTACTGCTGGTATCAAAATTGTTGGAGATGTTGTGCATGAATGGCACCAGAAAACCCATGCCATCTTTGGTAAACCAGTGAAGACTATCGTGTTCTGTGCGGGCGTAGAGCATGGGCGTGAGCTAGTCCAGAGGTTCGCAGAAGCGGGCTATAACTTTGTATCCATTTCATATAAAGAAGATGACCAATTTAAGAAAGAAACAATCGAAGAGTTTAGTAAGCCTGACACTAATATCCACGGCCTTATCGCCACTGATATTCTTACTAGGGGGTTTGATGTTAGTGATGTTCTCATTGGTATATCGGCTCGCCCATTTAGTAAGTCGTTTAGTTCTCATGTTCAACAAATGGGTAGGATAATGCGCTCCCATGAAGGTAAAGAGTTCGGTGTATGGCTAGATCATTCCGGTAACTTCTTGCGCTTTCGTGAAGACTGGGACAAGATATTCTACGAGGGCGTTACTGAATTAAAAGACAACACAGAGAAAGCCAAGAAAGAACCTACGCTCAAGGAAAAGAAGGAAGCTATCTGCCCTGCATGTAAGGTCTTATGGACATTCTCCGGCAAGATCTGCGGCGCTTGTGGTTTTGAGAAAAAGAAACCCGCTGGCGTGGACATGGTAAATGGCGAACTCTTGGAGCTGCAGGCCACTAATGCACAGCTCATCATAGACAATAAACAATTCTACTCAGAGCTACTTTACTACTGTAAGGTTAAAGGCTACAAGGATGGATGGGCAGCCAACAAGTATAAGGAAAAGTTCGGCGTCTTTCCCCGTGCCATTCCTAAAGAGATCAGTCCGCCGTCCTTTCAGACTAGGAAGTGGATTCAGAGTCGCAACATTGCCTATTCTAAATCAAGGAAAGCGGCATGAGTTTTACTATCTATCAAGCAGATGGACTCAAAGTAATTCAATGGTTCAAGACCGTAGATGAACTGCTTGATAGCATGAAGCATAACCCAAATGACGTGTATCACAGAAACAATTAAAAGGAGTTTGACATGGTATTAAAGGTAACTAAACCAGCAGTAAAACATAAGGATGGCACCATCAGCAAAGCGCCTAATGCTAGTTGGAGTCACGATGAGATCATTAAAAAGGCTGGCAAGTCTGGTAAACATGGTTTCATGTTGTCGGACGGCACGTTTGCAAGCAGAACAAAGGCGGCTAAGGTAGCAGAAGCAGCAGAGGAAGTGCCTAAGTCAGCCGGAAAGAAACTACATGCCCATGAGTTACGTCAGGCGTTGGGTTTAAAGAAGGCAAAAGTATGATTGAGAAGACACCTTACGATGAATTTAATATGACTCAGCAAGAGGTAGCAGATCATCTTGGCATTGATCGTTCTTATGCTGGATGTATTGAGAAGCGGGCTAGAGAAAAGTTCAAAGCAGAACTTGAAAAGCGTGGATATAAATTAGAAGATTTACTTTGGAGATAGTATGAGTGATGGAGGAAAAGGGGATCGTCCACGTCCTTTAAGTGTGAGATTAGAAGAGTTTGATGAGCGGTTTGATGCAATCTTTGGCAAGAAAAAGCCTAAAGAACCATTGTCCTCGGCAGATTACGACTTTGATGAAGAGAAAAATACATTTGCCCCAAAGGATAAAGAATGAGCTTCGAACAATTTGCAGAGCAGAACGGTCTGATTATTGACCACGTGTTACTAGACAGATGGGTGCGTTGTCCTACCACAGACAAACCCCATTCCAAGAATGGATCTTATATCTTTGATGGCAACTCTGGTGCGGTGCAGAACTGGGCGATCCATGAGAAGCCGATCAGCTACAGAGGCAAAGCTGACCCTCAATACAGAGCTAAGATCAGCAAAGCAAATGATAGCCGTGCAGAAGATAATAAGAAGGCAGCATCTAAAGCAGCATGGATCATGAATCAGGCAACTAAACAATCCCATCCTTACCTAACTTCAAAGGGTTTCCCTGATGCTACCGGATACGTATGGAACGATAGCCTCCTGATCCCCATGAGGATAGATCAGAAACTCGTAGGTTTGCAGATGATTAAGCCTGACGGTAAAAAGACTTTCTTAAAGGGTCAGATCACTAAGGGAGCGGAGTCCATAATCGACGCTAAGGGCGTTTCTATTCTGTGCGAGGGGTTTGCTACTGCCTTATCCGTTAGAAGGGCGCTAAAGGCTGTTAATACCCGCTATACGGTGCATGTATGCTTCTCAGCCGGTAACATCAAGACCATGGCTAAGAAGTATCCTGACTGTGTAATCGTAGCAGACCATGATCCAGTAGGAATTAGGGTTGCCAAAGAATCAGGCAGACCATATTGGGTATCGCCTAACGTCTCAGAGGACTTTAATGACTTTGAATTGAGAGTTGGTGCAGACGTAGCTGGTAAGTCGCTTATTGCACTAGGTCTGTAGGTGGTTCACGGGTAAACTCGTTGTCCACAAACACGGCGTTGTCTAGGGTGTATAAATTATTGATAATGGCGTTCCCGACCAAGAATGACTGGCCGGGATCTCCTATGAGTTCCATACTAACTTCAATCTTGCCGTTTTTACCGTCTTTGAGGTAGATAATTGTGCAGTCCATTGGTTCTCCCAAGCCTGACCCTCAATAAAGAACTGGGGAAAGGAATTTACCAGTATTTCTAGGTTAGTTTCATCAGCCAATAACGCTGCTTCGCCTATTCTACCAGTAAATCCTCCCATTTTGACCATCTTGTGTATCACAGGCAATAGCCTGTTGCGGTCTATGCCAAACATAAAGCGACTGCCATTAATCCAAACATTACAGCGCAAATCAGGTCATCTCTAGTCATTGTGGACTCCTATTCCATGTGCGTGTTCAATCCGTCTCACAAAATCTATGAGCGGGCTAATGCTTTTCTGCATTGAGACATCAAAGTAAATCTGTTCAATCTCTTTAATGGTCAAGGGGTGACTAACCTGAATCTTCTCCAGTTTAGCCAGCTCCCTAAAAAACTCTTTTTCGTTACTCATCATCACCATCTTCTTCAGCTTCAATATCAGTAACCTCAGTATATTCTCCAAGATCACCGATGTCATTCTGAAATTCATCGTAGGCTACCCCTTCTGCCTCCTCATAATCGGGCGCAGATACAAGGTAAGTATTAGTTCCACTGTAATGGATCCTTACTGAATAGTTTTTCATCCTCATACATCCCCCCCCGATTGCTTTGCCTGTATCTAATTTGTAATTGTGCGCTAGTTCATCCATCAGTCTAGATAACTGGAATGGCATATCTTCTACCCATTGGCTATCTAAAATTTCATGGATGCGATCATACATATACTTAGTGCAGACCTTACTAGGGCGCACTTTCGTCTCAGCTCCTATGTATTGATCTATCTGATGTAGGAAATATTGTTTATTAATCATGGCTCACCTCGTTTATGTCCTCAATCTCAAAATCCCCGCTATCGCATTCGTGCCACTCAATTTCTCCATGATCTTCTTGGACAATCTCGGCTGCCTCGTCCTCTGAATCAGCTCGAATGAATGTTTCGTAATAGATTAACTGGCTACAAATTACCTTATAAGTGTTCATGCTGTTTCCCTTTCGTCAATTACAGACTGTTGCCATACATTGATTGCGTCCCAGTTGATACCCACTTCAGGATTTCCATACTTTGCCATCATATATAAAACAGACTGCGCCTCTTGCTCGGTCAGGGTTATGTATTCCCCATCACCAGCGTAATACTCTTGGACATCCTCAACATTCCACCAATCACAATGCCAATTCGGATCGGTTAATCGGACAATATCTCTAGGATCAGGCATAGACTGACCTTCAGGCAAATCAAATTCAATCGTTACTTTCATAATAATTCTCCTCGGTTAAGTTAAAAGTGGCGGGTAATGTAGATTACTAGCCCGCCTCTAGTCTCGGATGTAAACCTCGCAAAGTAATTTCAGGGGGACAAGGTTTACTAAGAAATTGTGTCCGCATCTACAAGGCTAATAGCAATTTCCGCATCAAATACCCCCTTAAATTTTAAAATTTTGCTCAGGCAAAGGCACAATAAAACCCTTCATTCTGAAATTTCCCCGCTTACTGGATAGTGGCTCATCGTAAAAAGTGCGTTCGCCTAAGTCTCTATCGTTCAAAAACTCTTGTGGTTCCTCTTGTTTAATTCTTTCAATGGCCTCATTCAACGCCTCGTTTACTTCTCCGAAGCGTGGATCTTTATTGCTTCTAGCTACTGACTTCAATAAAACTTGGTTTTTAATACTCAACATGGTAATACTCCTCGATATAAGCCTGACCCTCAATAGCGGAAAACCCGTATATCTTGCGTCTCAGCTACAGTTAAAAAATAATTCATCACTTAAGTGTTGAATGTAATACATAGGGTAAACCCTACTCTAAAGCCCTCAAATCTAAGGGCTTCGAGGTAGTATCTAGACTTCTTGGCTTGAATATTTCGCTTCGCTTTGAAGTTCTACTTCCTCAATTTGCCAATCAATCTTTGGCAAATCATCCCAGTCGTATTCCTCAGTTGTTGCTAAATGAATAGCGTCTGATTCATTTTTAGCTTCCAAATATATTTCTTCGTAGCTGGTTCGCTTTGCAATAACTCTGTATAGTCTTGTCATTTGTAATTCTCCTCGGTGTGGTTGTGATTCATTAAAGCAATTTTCTGCGCTGGTTGTAATGGATAGCTAAACTCCTCCGGCTTATATTCTTGTGCCATGATCTGCCCGTATTGGTAGCCTATTTGCTCTAAATGCTCGCCTAATCCGAAGTCTAAAGCCCATCTGTAAGCCTTAGAATAGAAAAGGTTGATGGCTTGCTCTTTGGTATACCCCGCTTTGATAATCCCGTTTAAAAGGGCGTTCCCTACAAGGTAGGCGGGGCGTTCGTAGGAGTAGGCATCCTCTAATATGCCCTGTCCAGTGAAATCTTCCATTGTCTTTAGCATCATGATTCAATCTCCCTTACTTGGTTAATTTGACTGCATTCACAGGAAAAGCATGTGTAATCTTCTGCGGGGTCGCAGTTGCCGCATCCAATAGTAGGTTTTAAAACATAACCCCGCTTGTAAAATTCATCTAGCAAGTCATCACGATAATTTAGCCATTCATTTGATGACATAGCGTCTATGTCCTGATCCTCTGACCATATATTCATTTCATTCCCCTATAAAGTGATAAAAACTCTCTTACTTGCGTGGCCGTCAATATGCCCTTGCCGTAAGCCCTCATAAGCGTGTAATGCGTCCATTGGTGGTTTGTCATTCCTCATCCTCCTCAAAAATTCCTAATGCGTCCGCCTCTTCCTGTAATGCTTCGGGGGGTGCAAAATAAAGCAAATCCGCAACGAGTGAATCAATCGGGCGTTCCTGATGTAAATAGTCTAAGTAACGGTCATATTGTGCGGGCGTCCATCCCAATGCCCTCATTTTGGCGTTGATCTTCTCGCCATAGTCATAATTAAAAACATTTTCTTGGAAGTCCGTTGGGATTCCTTGACCATCAGATAATAGGGTTTTTAAGGTTTTGTTATTCATACTGTGATCTCCTCTACATCATAAATTTCTGCGCCCATATCATCAGGCTTGCTCCAGTTAAACTCAGCCTCCCAAATCATTTCCCTAGCCTCCTCTAAAGAGCTTGCCTCTACTTCAATCTTGAAATATTGCTTATGAATTAGCCATCCTTGATATGTTTTCATGCTGTTTCTTCCTCTGCCTCTATTGTTTGAATGATGTCATTAGCGTATTGCTCAGCAACAAACCAGACCATGGCATTTTTAAACCCGTCGGCAAATCCTAGCTGTTCGGTAATGAATTCGGGCGTTTCACCTACGCAGTCCATCCAGTCTCTAAGCTGGTCGTGCAATTCATCAGCATAAAGGTCATAAAGGGCGCAAGTATCTCTGTAATAGATCAGAGTACCAGCGCATCCGCTTACGCATCCATGCTGGGTAATTTCCCGCAATTCTTCGGGCGTGTAGGTTTCTTTCATGTATTGGTAAAAAGTTTTCAAGATATAACTCCTTCGGTTGGTTGATCTCATCAGTAAG